GCTGTAGTAATTGCCCCACCGTTAGCACCGTGTTGCCACTTACCAGTAGTAGGTACATATACGTTCTGTCCTGCCATTGCAACCCAGAGAGCTTCCTCTACTGCGTGCTGGTGGTTTGCTGAAGAATCAGCTACACCATTAAGATTGGTTTTTGAGGTTCCTGGCGACTTGAAAGGACGAATGTAAGTTGAGAAAGACCACTCAGCAGCAGACAAAGAGTCCGTAAACATTTTACGACCTCGACGTGAGCGACCTGAAGAGTCCTCCATTTCATTAAGAGTTATCTCTGAAGAGTTTGTTGCTTGAGAGAAACTAAACCCATCAAGAACAGGAACGGACCAGAGGTACCCATCTTTTTCCATGTAGAGACGCGAGTCTCTACTAAAGTGTAAAAATTCAGCCATAGTTTTATCTCCCTATGATCTTGAAAAGTCTGGTCGTGAATGTTTATTCGTGCCAGGATTTTCTTAGTAACGAACTTCTAAAAGTATTTCACCTACTCCTAAAGGCTCGAGCACACCCTCATCAGTATCAATACTAATGACTGTGATTTGTTGCGTATAAAAGACATTATTCATTTTGTCTGTATACGTTAATCTTGAATTATCTTCGATGACTGTTTCGACATCTTCCATTAACTCATTCAATGCTTCTTGAGCATCTTCGTCTTGAACGTAGCAACGGATTGTTACTGATAAAAAACGATCCCGTACTCCAGCAGTTTGATACTCTCGTGTCTCACTTCCCGCATTTAAGTGCAGTGCGGGAAACTCGTCCACTTCATCCCAGAACTTCATTCTAGGATGTACATTTTCTCCCAGGTCTGACAGGAATGCTCCTTGCCCGTTGATAGTCTTTAACTTAGTTACAAGTGCATCAATAATGCGCTTTCTTCTTGATGCGTAAATTCTTGCAGTCATTATTGTCTCCTAGTGTATATTCTGCCGACACCTAGTTGCATGACTATTTCTCTAATAGATTGGTCTATCAAAGGACGAGGGTCTCTGTCGGAATCTGCAAATCTACTACCACTGGTATTTTCATAAACTCCGTAAGGTTGTTTTGCATAAGTATACCCAATACTAGGAAAGCCTTGTGCTGTTCTAGATATATCTGTAGCTCTAACGCTTTGAGCAAACCTACCTGTTCGGCTCTCAAGTCTTGGTGTTCCCATGTTCCCTTCTACTATTGCAGGGAGTCGCATATTTATATAGCCCAGAAGAGAAGCCAGATTAGGAGTGCTTTGTTTAGGCCTCCTTCTCTTTGCTTTAGGCGCTGCTATAGATATTGAAGCACCTGCCAGTGACATTCTTTTTTCTTTTTTTAATTTTGCTTTTCCAACAGTAGTTGTTGCTTTATTACCCTTACCTATATCAAGCTTTATATTCTCATGTTTGATCGACTTTACTTTTTTATTTCTCTTGAACTGATCTACTACCTCTTTAATAATAAGTTTTCTATTTCTAGTTAGAATTGAATCTGAGCCTGTTAATGTTCCTAATCTGCTCCCTAAAGAATTCGAAGCTAGCTTACACCCCTCTAAAAAGTCTGCTTTTGCTTTTTTCATGTCTTGACCAAAAGCACCATTTTCTGGGCCGAACTCCATTCTTATCTCAAAACCTTCCCCATCCGCAGCTCGTACGCAGCTCATATCTATCTCAAGCTCTTTCATCATTTTCTTTATCTTGGTTAAATCTAGCTTTTGAGTTTTTAAAAAAGAAGAAAGGTTATCCGCAGTTGTGTTCATAGCTCTAGCTAATGCGGTTTCTAGAATTCCTTCGTTATGTTTATGTCCTGCCGTAACTCTAAAAATAGAAGAGCCACTAGTAGCTCTTGCGTCTGTCTTTATTTTTTTCTTTTTTCCTGTTTCTTTATCTACTACGCTTCGAGTAGCTGACTGTCTGAATCCTCTGCTCTTCTTGCTTCCTTCTATACTTTCTTCTCCAAAAGTAGCCTGTAAATCTTTAAAATAAGCTTCAAGCTGCTTTGAGTACACTTGCTTAACTTTATTAAAAGCACTTTGTACTGTAAGAGACTCAGGAGAGACTTTTGCATTTTTAGCCATACCGTATTGCTTTCCAGAAGGTAGTACTTTAATACGTTGCTCATCCTTGCCAATAAGTAATACGCAACCATCAGTACCATACTCACTACCGCCTAAAGCTAACACTTCTTCTACCAATCTCTTACCATAGACCTTAGCTTGGTCTTTCATGTACTTTATTTCACCGGATGAAGGAGTCCACCCATATTGAGTTTGGGCTGCCGCTGCTTTTATCATTATATCAGATAAATCAGTGGGTTCAAAAATAAAAGTGTGAGGCTCGAAGTCATACTCGCTTCTTAAGACCTCGCTATCAAGTCCATCTAGCTCTTTAACTAATTGGTTTAAAAATACTTGTAGTCCTTTCTCAGCCATTAGAAGTTTTTGTACAAGTCTAAGACTCTCTTGATGTGATCTGGGAATGCTACATTGTTTCTCTGTGAAGAACTAGAAGCATTCTGTATACTTGCCCCTGCGATTGTTCTACGCTCTTTGTGCTCATCCTTAATATAGTAAGTAATCAAATCAATTACCGCCAGCTTAAGGTCAGCAGGGACTACACTGTAGCCTGCCGTGTATATTATTTTAACTGCGCCAATACCTCTTGGCCAGCTTTGAACCCCTGCGGAGTTTGTTCGAAAAATGCTATCTGTGTCTGTATCTAAATAGTACTGGAATGCTGTAGTAGTTAAGGTAGTATAGTTTCCACCGTAGCTGTCTCTTTCCTGTACGCTTACTATTGTATTAACAGGGCTCTCTGTCAGTTGTACTATATTAGTAGCCCAGTTAATGTTAAATTCTTCTGTCTTATTCGCTGAGAAATAGTCTACAAAACTGTTTCCACAATAAGTTTTTATTAATTGACTTACAGACGGAATCGTAGAGTTTATCTTTAAATCCTCTTTCGGAGTAGATAAGCCCTGAGCGTCTTTATAATCTTGTAATGTTATTAAGTCTGCCATAAGTCCATTAATAAAAACTGGGGGAGAAACCTCCCCCAATTTCCATGATTACTAAAGTAATCAGTAGTGCTATTTAGTTAGCTAAAAGAGTCAAAGCGTGTGCGCCATTGACGCCTTCAAGAGCCTTGAAGCCCAGAGCTTGACTAGCAACAAGAATGTTGCGCTGCTTACCAACTTCGTAATCAGTTTCAATACTAACTCCACGCAGACGACCGATAATGAAGCGACTTGTGTTAATAACAAGAGCAACAGTACCTGCGTTAGCGGGTGCGAGTTCTGCAGATACAATAACGGGAGAACCAAACAAAGTACCCATCATGCCGTTAATGTTAGCAGCTACATCAGAACCTGCTTTATCAACAGTTCGGAAGTCGCCATCTTCTGCAAGAATATCATAGTATGCATCAATACTAACAACATAAACAACGTCAGTAGGATTAACAGCATATTTGCCCATAGCAGCACGGCCCGCCTCAAGCATACTAGTTCCAAAAGGAGTAGTACCGTCGAGTTGAGCAGTTGTAGCAGAAGTGCTAGCTCTAAAGCCAGTACCTTTGTCGTTGCCGTTTCCGCCAGCGATTCCAGCGGTGACGCCAGCAGTTCCGTAAAGAATTGCTTTGTCAGTTGCTACAGCATGTGAACGTGCGAGAGCAGAAGTAATCATTGGAAGGAAAGAAACTAAAGAAGTTTCGTCCACATCGTTATCAATGTAAGTACCTGCTGCGAGACGCTGAGTGTTCAATACGTTATTGGCAACGTCATACTGACCGTTAGTACCAGCAACTACGTTATCAATACGCTGGTTAGCAGTATCAATATCGAAAGTAGTACCGAAGGTTGCAGGATTAACGTCAGAAGCGAAAGGCATTACTGTCGCGCCTGAAGTAACTTGGATCTCACGGAACAAGCCCAGGAGTCTAGTTTCAAGCTTAACTTCTTCTTCAAACTGCTGACTTACAGTTATGTCAAGGTTACCAGACGTGGTCTGAGCACCAAAAGAAACTGCTTTCTCTTGAACTTGCTGTCCTAAGTCTGTGTTCCAGCCTTTCTGTGTAATGGCGCCAAAGACTTTCGCCTCAAGTGCTTCACGACCTAAATCTGCGGTAGACTTTGTAGAGAACTCGTACTTACGGTTACGCATAGATTCAAGCTCATCAGCCTTCTCTTTAACGTCGCCTTCGTACTTCTTGGTAAGAGCAGAGATTTCCTCAGCTTTTGCAGCTTCGAATTCTTTTTGCATGTCTTCTACCAAGCGAGTAGCGCCTGATTCTACGCCAGATATAATAGCGGTTTTAACTTCTTCTTCTTGCTGAGCCTTAGCTTCTGCATTTGCAGTTGCTTGGTCTTCAAGTTCTTTTTGTACAGCCATATCGGCTGCTTTTTGCTCGGCTTGCTTCATTGCGATTTTAGCAGCAGTTTCCTCAGCTACTTTTTTAGCAAAAGCTTCCAAGTCAACGGGTTGTTGTGTCTCTTCAGACATTTGTATCTCCTTTTGGACTTTCGTCCCGTCACTATTAGTGAAAGTTTTTTTGAAATCATCGTACTCATCCATAGAGTCAAATGATTTCGCCAGTGAAAAAGTAGCTGATTGATTACACGGTACCGATACTACCGATACCTCAAACAACTCAGCGTCCTTTATTCTTAATCCGTCGGTTTCCTCTAAATAATCAGCGTCCTTGACTCGAAAACCAACAGAAAAGGCCCCAAGAACACCGTCTTTAACTAACTCTGCTACATCTTTAGCAGCCTTACTGATTTTCGCAGTAAGTTCCAATCCATTTTCAGTGCTCTTTAAACCAGTAGCTCTTCCAATAGGTCGGTTGTAATCATGATTGAAAAGAATAATAGGATTCTTTTCAAAGTTGTTTAATCCTCCTTTAGTCCATGCGTCAGCGGATATCGAATCGCCCGCGCGATCAAAGTCTGCAGTACTTGCCATACCTTTGATCATGATACTACCATCATCTTCAGTATGAGACTTAAAAGTAGAAGTCAGATTAAATATTTTTTCCATTCTTTTCTCCTGAAACCCCTTTATCAATCTTAGAGGTTACTTTAACTTTTGCTTTAGGCTTTAAATCTTCGATCCCGGGATGAAAAGCCTTTAACGTCTTTATAACCGTATCCCAAGAGCTAGTCCAAACCTCATCATCAAGCCAAGACTCCTCAACCCTTCCGGATTTAATAGCCTCTTCTTGACTTATAAGGAATCCTTCTTTAATACAATCTTTCTCTAAACCTCTCAAGGCTGCTTTAATTAATCTCTCATGCAACCGTTTTTTATTCTTCTTCACTATTTTCATCCTCTACTGGTTTACCACCCTCGTCTGGGTTAGCTGCGCTGCCTGCTATATTAGCAGGTACCCGTATATCATCTTGGCCTTCTAACGCTTCAAAACCAAGCTCCTCTCTTGCTTCATTAATGGTTATAATTCCTCCATTTACTAGAGAGGTATAGTACTGGGACTGGTCTCTTAACTCTGGCTGAAGTGCTGGAATATCCGTAACATCTTCTCTTATCTTGAAGCCAAAGAAACGCTCTAAACCAAAGTTTAATTTTCTAACTATAGGTAGTATAGTCTCCAAATAGTAGAGTCGCATATTGGGGCGAATGTTGGCGTTGTTACCAGAGTCGAGCAAAATAGGAGGTACTCCTATTGCCTTTAATATGATCTTTTCATTTTCTTGAATGGCAGATTGAAAGTCGAGTTCTTTGAAATTAACATTTGATATTTTGTCGACTTCAATACCGCCATCAAGAATAAGGGGGCGTCTACCACCAGCATCAGGTCTATACCTTAGCTGCCAGGACTGTAACATTCTTTCTTTGATCTTCTCAGAAAGAGTGTTAGGGGATTTAAGTACTAAGCCAGGAACTGCTCCGTTCTTGAAGAAGTTATCTTGGAAGTCTCTCATGCTCGTCATTAAAGTCATTGTGCGAATAGCAGGCTTTAAGCGAGAGACTCCTCTATAGATGTCATGAAAGGAGTTTTCCTTTATGTGTATGATTTCACTAGGGCTGTAGTCTACGTCCCTATAAGTATACTTTTCAATGAAGGTTTTAGGGTCTCCATGTATGGTAACTTCTGTAGCTGGTATATGGTATATATGCACACCGTCATAATAGATAAAGATATTACCATCAAGTAGATAGTCAGTAATGAGGTTGCGCTTAAAAGAATTAATATCTTGGAAGAGGTTAGGCTCTTCGTTTATAAGCCTACTTACTTTCGCTCTTTTTATACCTTTTATAATACCGGGTATATTAGCGGATTCTATTACTGCAGAAATCTCAGCGCAGTCATCCACAACTATGTTTACTGCACGGTTGACAATCTCTAAGGTTTCGTAGTAGTTTTCATAACTGTGGGTAGGTTCACGGGAGGATTGGTTTTGCCCAAAATACTGTTGAATAGGGTTAAGTTTTTCGTAAACTTCCTCCTTTTCCTGCTGGGGTCCTCCGAAGATATTGTTATACCATGCCATTATGTTTTTCTCTTTGAATCTCGACCCACCGCATTTGCTTCTTTGCTGTTCCTAAGCCGGGGTCTCTTCCATATACTTTGTGTAACTGCACATGATGCCTGTGACATAGTGTTGCAGTGTAGTCGTACAGTTCAGCTTTATATTGTTCTATAAAGTCATCCCTAATCGCGAGTATGTACTCTGGATTAAGGTTATTATCTTTCAACCACTTATGTACCAGTGGAGCAAGGGTGTAGAAATGGTGAAAATCCAGGGGCTCTGTTACGTCACAAATCTCACAGGCCGAACCCTTATCGTATTTATTCTTAGCCTTGTCTCGGATATATTTCACTACATCTCGTTTTAGTTTAGCCATTTGGGTTTTTCGGATTTCTATTTTCGATTAGAAGAATTATATCTACTTTGGGGTACTATGTCAAACACTATTTTTGAGTAGGTATCCTAAAAACTTGTTGATGAAGTCTGAAAAGAGTACAGTGCGTATCTTAACGCGTCCGCCATGTGCGATGCGTAATTGTGCTTAGGCTTCTCTCTTGCAAGGTTGGGATTGGGATCCCACTGGTATTGATCCAACGCTGACAATGTGTGGCTACAGCCTTGTTCAACAAACAACGTACTGTTATCTACTATTGCTGCAACATAGGCGATGCCATCAAGTACGGACTTTTTCGCGTTGATAGTAGAGATGTCATAGTTCTGTGCGAAGTCGAATCGAGTCTGCTGTGCAGCCGAGTCAATGTAAATATAGTCAATATCGTACTTGTGTATCATGCCTTGTATATGTTCCGCATGTTTTTCGGTTGTCTGCTCTGCGTCCAGGTACTCGTCGAGTAAGTAGTATTTCTGAGTGTCCCAGTCATAGGCAATTACACAAAAGGCAGTAGGGTCTCTGAAACCTACGTCTAACCCCGCGAAGACGTCCATTCTACTAGTGTCTAATTCGCTGCCATTTATAATGCACTGTTCGTGGTCGAAC